TTTCATCCACTCTTCAACTACGTAGTTGAGGTATCCGTCAACTTTTTCAGTCAACTCATCACGAAATGAGATTATCTCTTCTTGTAAATCTGATTGATATTCTTTTTCAAGTTCATCAATTTTAATTGTAGCAACTTCCATCACTTTTTGATGTACTGCTGCTTCGAAAATTGTAGATGCTTTGGATTTGAACTCTTCTGTAAGTTCTTCTCCGTCTACCAGTGCTTCAATATCTTCTTTGACATTGATTTCTGGCATAGTAATCTTAATTTTCTTTTTCTTTTTTCCGACTTCATCTTTTGTGTTATCGGAATCTGATGGGGTAGGCCCACCCAAATCTTCTGCTTCGGCAACACCCATAAGATCTTTCCATTTAGCGGAAACTTCTTCTTTTTTCATGCCGTTGACTTTATCAAAGAGTTGTTTGATCATAGCAGACTTGGTAGTAGGAACTTTTACTTCCTCTTTCTTTGTTTGCTCTTCTTCCTCTTCTTCATCACCGTCATCTTCGCCCTCTTCTTCTTCGTCCTCATCATCATCTTCTTTGACTTTGGCCTTAGATTTTTCAGAAAGTTCTATTTCTGGTTGCTCTTGTTCTGGAGCTTCAACAAGTTCTTCTTGCTCAGACTCTTCCAGAACTTCGGTTTGATTATTATTTTCTTCAGTAGCCATTGAAACTCCTAAAATTATTATTCGTTACTGTTAATATTTATAAAATCACAAATTTGACAATAAATTTTTGAACTCAGTTAATTTTACTTCCTCAAGTTCTTTGGAAGAAGCGGAACGAATATTGTTCCTTGCCCTTTCTACATCTTGTTCTCTCAAAAGACCCCCATCCCAAATCCACTCTCTACCTTCCATTATACCTTCAACAAAAGCATTAGGTGCAGAAGGATCTGCAACAATATCCGCAGCGGTTGCTAAATAAAAATCGCTTTGAACAACTTGCGCCTTAGACTCTGGTTTCAAAGTTCCCATTCCTCTGGAAGAAACGCCCAACCTTGCACCTTCATCAATAAGATTTTTTACTATTTTTCCATTTGGTGTATCAAGAATCTTTGCTCGTCCTATAAAATTCTTTCCTTCTTTTTGTAAGGATTTAATCATATGAGAAGCACGATCAAGATTTACTGTTGGGCCATCTGGATGTCCCAATTCACCAAACGCACGTTTTGGTTCTACGTACTCTCTAACATATCTTTTGACTTCTTTTTCAAGAACATCTAATGGGTATATTCTTCCATTTTTGTTCTTTTTTTCCGATTGCATGAATATACCTTCAATGAAATATTGCTTAGGTTTATTTTCTTCCTCCAGCAATTCATAATTTACGGCTTCTTGTAATTCGCAAATTAGTTTCATGTTTCCTACCTTTGTACGTTTTCGTGTGCAAAATCCATTATGGTCATAAAACCTTTAGTGTCTTTATTCATGTCTTTTCGCACTTTTTTTTGTTTAGAACTATTTAGGGAGTCAAAAGTTTTAAGTATTTGTTTAGCAGAATCTGGATCTATTTTATGTGAAGATCCAGATTTAAGTGTAACCTCTGCTTCTTTTTTGGACTTTGTAATTTTTCTTAATTGGTCAATTACATCTCCCTCAAAAATCTCTATTTTTTCTCGCTCTACTACTTCCAATTTAGTAGAACATCCGATAGATTCTCTGAATTCCTTAAATGTTTTCATTATGCTGACCAACCAGAATCTTTAGAAAATTCTATCATAATAAATCCAGTTGTATTAACAGGAACACACTCAATATCGGCCGAAGTAGCAGTAGTGTTTGTTGCATTATTATTAATTGCGGGGCCATCATAGTATCCCGATCCTGCAAGTCTTATTGCAGATGTGTCGGCACTTGCACCTTTAAATTCTATCAATGCAGAACCACCAATACCATCATCTGCTCCACTTGTTAATCCCCACCTCATTCTACGAATATTAAGTTTTGCTCCATTCGCAAATCCAGCTAAACCATCTGCATCTAATGCAGTTGCAGAAGCATTATGATCACTAAGATCTAATAAAATTACTACTTTCCCATATCCTGTAGAAGCTTTTCCTGTGTCTATGAGTGTTCTAGTTGCAAATGCCATTATGCCTCCGTAGGTTGTACTTCTGCTGTTGGTTCATTTACAACTTCAACCTCAGCAGGTTCTGGAATTTCTTCTTTTGTTTTGAACATTTTAGCAGAAACTTCCTGTTTCTTGTTTGCAAGAAAATTTACTACTTTGTCCGAAATTAATTGTCCAAATGCATCGGTTACTTTCGTAGGTTTGCTTTGCATTGAAAAATCAATAATGTCTACTGGTTTATACTCTTTAGTCTGTGTTTGTTGTTCTGCCATTTAAATCTCCAAAAAATTACTATTAATATTTATAAACTTTTGAGAGTGAAGAATTACATTTCATCCCCATCTCCCTCATCTTCATATTCACCATCGGCTTTCTCTTTTTCCATCTGAGAATCCAACAACTCAATATCATCATCAGATTGTCTTAGAATATTTTTTCTAAACCATTCTTTTGAATAATATTGTCCTACCCAATCTTCCATGTTTCTTGCAAGATCTACACGTTGACCCATAGTTTCTTGCTGTTTAAATTCCGTATAATAATGATCTTTTTCAAATCTATAATGAACCTTATCTTTAATTTTACCCCACTCTGCAGCAGTCATTACATTCTTTAAGATCAATTGTTTTTCCATAATTTCATCAAATATATGAGAAAAACGTGTCTGTAATTTCTGGATAAACTTACTGAAAAGAAGTTCGTCCCTAGTTATCTCGCTTTCTCTCCCCAAAGAGAAACCAGAGTCAGACTCTAAACGAGATACAGGAACGTGTAATGATTTGTATAATTTCTTTTGAAAAAATTCAACATCTTCCAGTTGTCCTAGATTTTCTCCGCCAGGAAGTGTGGTAATCTCTGTTCCTCTTCCACCTTCTCTTCGTGGCAACCAGTAATCCTCCAACATGGATTGATGTCTGCGATCATCTTTAACTTCACCAGATTCGGAATCGTATACTAAACGATTTTTATATCGTGTCATAATGTCACGAATATATTGTTCTGCTTTAACTTTTGGTAAGTTACCTACATCGATATAGAAAATTCTACGTTCTGGAGCCCGTGAGATACGATAGATAACAATCGCATCTTCTACCATTCGGAGTTGATTTAATGGTTTAATTGACTTGTGTAGATATGATAATACGTGTCTTTTGTTAGCATTCAGAATACCAGATGTTGTATATGCAATACTATCACCCGAAATTAAAATCCCCTGACCAGTTCTAGCATCCAATCCCGCTTCATTATAAGTGTACATTGGCTGTACCGTAACTTCTATTTGTTTTTCGTCTTTTTTCTCTTGCTTGACTTGTTTTACTTTTTTGACTTTTGTAGAATCAAGACTCCTGAGTTCCACTATTCCTAATTGCGGATTATTTTCATCTATCATAATATGATAAAAAATTCTACCTTCAATATACCATCTACGAAAAATATCATGCCCAAAATTATTGAAATTCAATAAATCAAGAACTTTTGTAAATTCTTCACGTACTTTTTTCTTGATTGGTTCTGATAAAGTTGTTTGGTCTAAAACAATATCAACTGGTGGGTTTGTTCCATCTTGCACAATTGCTTCATTTATGATATTATCAATTGCAATTTCACAATCGGAAACTTGAGACATTTCACGATACTTCATGATTAGATCAATTTCAGACTTAAATTGACCTTCCATGTCCATATAGGAGCCATACGCACCAGCTCCCGATACCATCATTGCACCATCTTCATTTTCTGGAAGAGTAAATGCTGGGATGTTTGCGTTTTTTATCTCTTGACTTTTTCTTTCAATTTTGAAACCAAATAGTTCAAATGCCATAATTAATTCTCCTAGTCTGTTGTTGTTTCATCACCGACAATCCATCTATCGTATGTCCAAGTACAAGTAAATTCTTCGATCTCTTGTGTGCCCCAATCCAAATTAATAGTAGATAATGCAGTAGGAAAAGCACCAATAAATTGATATTTTCTAATTATTTTACCATCTTTTCCAAATTGTTTTACTATCATATCTTGTTTATAATCTGCATTTTCACCCTCTAATTTAGAAGTACTCATTTGTGTATCTCTACTATTTAGTTTGTGATTTGAGATGAGTTCCATCCATTCTTCGATAGCTTTTCGTATACCAAAGTCTTCATCATTAATTATTGTAG